CACTATTTCATTATGGTGTTTATGCAAAATCAAAATGGCCACAAAATTGGAAATCTAAATTAATATTGTTTAATGAAGGTGCTATGGAACATCCATTGTCTGATACAGAAGTAAACATTATAACAAAACAACACGAAAAAAAAGATTGGGGCTATAAATGTAATGACCAACCAATGTGTAGTTTATGTGATAAAAAATTATGTAAATCAAGAAAGTTTGGAATAGGTTTAGAAATAATGTTTCCTAATTTGACAGATCTGCAAGTTGTAAATTTAGAGGAGCCTTATTATTATTTGAACGTTGATGGTGATAGATTATATTTAGATTCAGCAAGACATTTAACTAATCAAGCTTTATTTCAAGAAGAATGTGTCAAGCAACTTAGATTTAATCCACCAACATTAAAAACAAATGAATGGAAACAAAAGACCAATATTTTATTAGAAGGTGCAGAAATAACAGAACCTGCAGAAGGAACAGGCACAAAAGATATACTTAAAAATTATTTAGAAGATTATTGTTTGAACAGAGTTAGAAAAGATGATTATGAAGATCTTAAAAATGGTGGGACTTATACAAAAGATGGTTTTCATTATTTTGTTTTTGATAATTTCTTTCATCAATATTTAACAAGAAGACATTGGAAGGTGCAATATCAAAGAACATCACAAATGTTAAAAGATAATCTTAATTGTTTTACTAAAAGAGTTGGAAAAACAAAACTATCTGTTTTTGTGGTATCTAGATTTGATAAGAAACCCCAAACCTATAAAGAAAAAACATTTAACAAGGAGAACTATTAATGAGAAAAATAATATACGGACCACCAGGCACGGGTAAAACATTTTACCTAATGAATGAACTAGAAAAATTTTTAAATAAGGTAGACCCTAGTAAAATAGGTTATTTTACTTTTTCTAAAAACGCATCTTTAGAAGGTAAAAATAGAGCAATGGATAAATTTAATTTATCAGAAAAAGATTTACCTTACTTTAGAACTCTACACTCTTTTTGTTTTCATATGTTAGGTTTAAAAAAAGAAAATGTTATGCAAGAAAAAGATTACAAAGATTTAGGTAGGGATTTGCAAATAGAGTTTGAAGGCATACGATATGACCATGATCACGAAGGTGTTTTACATTCTAAAGATCCTTACATCTCTTTAATAAGTTTAGCACGTAACAAAAGAATGTCACCACTAGAATTGTACAATCAGAATGGAAATGATTATAACATAACTTTTTCTAAATTAGAGATAATCAATAAAGAACTACATCAATATAAAAAACAAAAAGGATTAATTGATTATATAGATATGTTAGAAAAATTTTTAGATAAAGGAGAAAGTCCTAAATTTGAAGTAATTTTTATAGATGAAGCTCAAGATCTAAGTTTAATTCAATGGGACATAATTAAAAAATTAGAAAAAAATTCTAAACAATCTATTATTGCAGGTGATGATGATCAAGCTATTTATAAATGGAACGGTGCCGATGCTGAAACTTTTATAAATTTAGAGGGTAAAAGAGTTATACTACAACAATCTTATAGAGTGCCTAAAAAGATTTTTAATGTTGCAAACGACATAATTAAAAAGGTTAAAAATAGAGTAGAAAAAAATTGGGTTCCGAAAGAAGATTTAGGTGAAGTAAAATACCACTGGGAAATAGATAGAGTAGGTTTATCAAAAGGCGAATGGTTAATATTAGCAAGAACAAATTTAATGTTAGAAAAAATGGCATATTACTTAGAACAAAATAATTTTTATTTTCAAAGAAGAAATGCAATACCAAGAGTTCAAAATATTTATGAATTAATACAGAATTGGAATAAATTAAGAGAGGGTGTCCCTTTACATTATAATGATTATAAAAAGATTACTAACAAGATGAGTAAAAATGTAGATATGAAACTAATGAAAAAAATGTCCAAAGAAAAATTTTATGATATTGATACTCTTAAAAAAGATTATGGTTTAAAAACAGATGAAGAATGGTATGTTGCATTTGATGATTTAGGCGATGATGAAATAAGAAAAATACAAAAATTAATAAAGAATGGAGAAGATTTGTCAAAAGACCCAAGAATAAAAATATCAACTATTCATGGTGTAAAAGGAAATGAAAGAGATAACGTTGTTTTATTAACTGATTTAAGTAATGCTGCATATAATAAATATTTAGAGGATCCAGATGATGAACACAGATTATTTTATGTTGGTGTTACAAGAGCAAAAAAAGAATTAAATATAATTTATGCAAAAACAGAAAGGGGTTATGACATCTAAAGATATTTTTGATAAAGCTTTTCCACAAAATAAACAAATCGGAGGATCGCACTATCGTAATTTTAGTATACAGCCATATGAATTTATTTCTAAAAATGATCTCTCATTTTTTCAAGGTTGTGTTATAAAATATGTTTGTAGGTATAAAAATAAAAATGGTATACAAGATTTAGAAAAAGTAATACACTACTGTGAACTTGAAATTAAAAAGTTGAAAGATGGAAAGAAAACTAAAAGTTCTTGATTTATTCGCAGGCATTGGTGGTTTTGCTTTAGGTCTAGACTCAACAGGTTTTTTTAAGACAGTAAAATTTGTTGAGAAAGATAAATACTGTCAGAAGGTTTTAAGAAAAAACTTTCCTAACATACCAATCGAGGAGGATATAAAAGATGTCAAAGGAAAAAGATACGAAGCAGATGTTATTGTGGGAGGATTCCCCTGCCAACCAATGTCAGTTGCAGGGAAAAGAAAAGGAACTAACGATGACCGCTATCTCTGGCCAGAAATGTTTAGACTCATTAGGGAGATCAAACCCGAATTCGTTATTGGGGAGAATGTGCAAGGAATTATTAACATCCAAAACGGCATGGTACTCAGACAGGTGCAAGACGACTTGGAAAGTGAAGGTTTCGAAGTCCAATGTTTCCTTATTCCAGCTTCAGGCATCGGTGCTTGGCACCAAAGGTACAGAGTCTGGATCATCGGACACTCAAACGACAACGGATTACTTAGAGAAGTCCACAAAGCAGAAATTGTATCCAACACCCACGACCCAAGACGCAAGGATAGGTCCGAAAAACATAGGTGGCAACAAACACAGAGTGAAGAGAGGATCAATAGCCCTAGCGGATCAGATACTATTTCCAAACAACACAAAAAAGAAGATGTATCCAACACCAACCACACAAGAGGTGGAGCATCCAAATATGGTATTGAACGAGAAGGGCAGAAGACTAACAAAAGATGGGAAGGACAGTCACAGTTTAAATCTAGCAGACACGATGAGAATGTATCCAACACCGAGATCATCAGGACAAGAGAATCCAGAAACACTGATCAAGAGAAAAGGAATCAAAGCAGCGTCTCAACACAATCTAACAGCAGCAGTGAAGATGTATCCAACACCGACAGTGGGTTGCGAGGAAGGGGGACAACAATCGGACAGAGTAGAGAGGACAAAGTCTGGAGGTTTTATCCTGAGAAAGAAGAACAAACCCGAGTCAACATTCGGAGCGAAACTATCGGACGCAATGCTGTATCTAGAGAAGATGTATCCGACACCGAGCACGAGGGATTACAAGGGGGGCAGTGGAACGATAAAGGAGAAGGACGGCAAATACTATCGCCAGAGCAACAAAACGGGGACGAAATACGGGGTGAGACTGGACGCATTGATGGAGTACAAAGAGAGGAACGAGATGTTACCGACACCAACGAACAGCGAGCACAAGTATCGACTGAAAGGGAACACACAGGCATCGAAATGTCTGGAGGCTCAAGCCAGAAGACGTGGTGGCAAACTCAATCCAACCTTTGTGGAGTTCCTAATGGGATTTCCTATGAACTGGACAAAGACAGATCTAACAGAATCAAAACCCTCGGAAACGCAATCGTCCCACAAATCGCAAGAGAGTTCGGACTCGCAATAAAAAAAGTTTTAGCTGATGAAGATATTATTTAAACCACAAACAGAATGGCTACCACCTGAAGAGTTCAAAGATCTATCTGGTTACGATGAGATAGCAATCGACTTAGAAACGAAAGATCCTGAACTTAAAACTATGGGATCTGGGTCTGTAACGGGTAAAGCTAAAATAGTTGGTATCGCTTTAGCAGTTGAGAATTGGTCAGCATATTATCCAATAGCTCATGAGGGTGGAGGTAATATGGATAAGAAAAAAGTAATGGATTACTTTAGAACTATTCTAAACTATCCATCTACGAAGATATTTCACAATGCGATGTATGATGTATGTTTTATACGTGCTTCAGGACTTAAAATCAATGGTACCATCGTAGATACGATGATAGCGGGGTCTCTCGTCAACGAGAATCGCTTTCGATACGATTTAGGTAGTTTGGGTAGGGATTACCTTGGGAAGGGCAAAAACGAGGCTGTTTTGACAGAAACCGCAAAGCAGTGGGGTATAGATCCAAAGTCTGAGATGTATAAACTACCAGCTATGTATGTGGGTGAGTATGCTGAAAGAGATGCAGAATTAACTTTGGAACTTTGGCAAGAGATGAAAAAACAAATGGTAGCTGAAGAAGTAACTTCTATTTTTGATTTAGAGACTGAACTTTTTCCTTGCCTAGTCGATATGCGGTTTTTAGGAGTGAGAGTAGATATCGAAGCAGCTCATCGATTAAAAGAAAAGTTATTAACAGAAGAAAAAGAATGCCTACTAAAAGTAAAAAAAGAAACTGGAGTAGATACGCAAATATGGGCAGCTCGATCCATTGTGCAAGTTTTTGAAAAACTTCGCCTACCATTTGACCGAACCGAAAAAACAAATTCTCCATCATTTACTAAAAACTTTTTACAAAACCACTCTAATCCCATTGTTAAACAAATAGCTAGAGCCAGAGAGATAAATAAGGCTCACACTACATTTATTGATACCATATTAAAACATGAACATAAAGGAAGAATACACGCAGAGATAAATCAACTTAGATCCGATCAAGGTGGTACAGTAACCGGTAGATTTAGTTATGCTAATCCTAACCTACAACAAATACCAGCACGGAACAAGGAACTTGGACCAATGATTAGAAGTTTGTTTATACCAGAGCAGGGGTGTAAGTGGGGTTGTTTTGATTACTCGCAACAAGAACCTCGTTTAGTCGTTCACTATGCAGCATTAGATAGGTTATATGGTGTTGATGAAGTATTAACAGCTTATAAAGATGGTGAAGCAGACTTTCATCAAATTGTTGCCGAGATGGCAGACATACCGA